CTAACTGATTTCTCCCCATAAGTCACCTAATATCTGATTAGGTGGGGCAGAACCATTCCATGTTCTAATAGGCAAGTAATAACGTTGCCCCTCCCATGTATATCCTACCCAAACATGACCATCTTGTAACATCACTTCTGTATAATCACAATATCCACCAGGTTGGAACTGATAACCCACTGGACAAGATAAGAATGGCCCCACTTTTCTTACTGTGATTGGTTGATTGCCGTTTGTGAATCTAGCACTTTCTTCCATGTAGTAAGTACCATATTTATTACGTTTCCATGCACTCGCAACTGGTTTAACTGTATTACTTGAAGCGCTTGAATCATTTGAGACAGTAGCAACCGGTATTTTACCATCCATGTACGCCCTAATCTGCTTGATAAAGTAGTCTTTAAGCTGTAGTCGTTTATCTTCTGGCAATAAACCACGCGTTACTGGGTCAAAACCAGTGTGCAATACTGAGCTTCTGTGCGGGCATGATGTTGAAGTGAATTCGTTGTGCAATCGGATTGTATTTCTGTTAGCTGGCAACCCCCATTTTTTCAACAATCTAGCGCACTCTTGGAAAGTTGCCTGTTCATTTTTTAAGAACGTAGCATTATCTGCACCCATTGATTGACACACTTCAATACCGTAATAATGTTTATTTCCTAATTGGTTAGCAGTATGCCAACCTACTTGCGATTCATCTAAAGCTTGCCACACTGTGTTACCTGATACATAACTATGCGCAATACCCGCTTCTAATCTTGATAAAGGTGCGTTAACTAATCCGTTTCGATACGCTTCTGCTGTTGCCCCTTTGCTTCCTGCGTCGTTATGAATAATTATACCCTTAGGATTACCACCACGTTTAGGAAGGTCATAACCTTTAACCACATCTTTGATAATTTTAAGTTCTACCGCTTTAGGTTGTGGCTTAGCTGTTTCCTTTTTAGATGCTTGCGTAGGAGATTGTATTGATCGTGGAGCTGTTTCGCTTTTGAAGTTAGGACGGATAAACCACATAGGGAAATCGTAAGCATGTTGTCGTCTTGTAACTTTTTCCCAACCCCAGCCGGGTTGTTCGATTCCGTCAGTCCAGCCACCGCCTAGCCAATTCTGCTCATATACAATGATATAATCTAAAGTTGCTTCAATTACCCATGCTACGTGTCCGTATCCTGCACCGTAATTACTACCGAACACAACCATGTCGCCGGGTTGTGCCAAAAAGTCCGGTGTATTTTGGTATACAGTAGCTAGTCCATCGAAATTGTTTGCAAATGGTATATCTTTTGCACCTAAACCTTTTAGAAGTAATCCAAACAAAACTTTCCAACCAGCATTGGCATAATCAAAGCATTGAAATCCATACCATAAGTCCACATTGAATTGTTTTCCCTCAGAAGTTTTCAACCACTCTATAAACTCTTTTTTAGTTAATTTTGCTTGCATTGTCGCCACCTCCATGATGATACTCATTCACATCAAAGCCAACATCGTTAGAGGCGTCTGTGAAAGGTTGTGATGTATCATATTCTTTTGGTGCTTTCGTGCTTAATTCCGGCGTTAAACTGCTGTCTTGTGATGATTTCCACGTAACTTGTTGTTCTTCTTTATCGCTATCTCTAGGCGCTTGATATGTCTGTGCTATAGATGAATCTGAGACGCCTTTTGACGTTGGGTCAGTAATAACGCCAATACCTGTAAGTAACGTGAGGATAGCGCCTATAATTGCGCTAGCTTGATTTAATTGAGTAGATAAATCTAATCCGAATAAATCCGTGACTTGCTTGATAAATAGCAACAATGCTCCAACTAAACCAGTTAGTACTGCTTTGTTTTTGAATCTCAATTTCCAGTTAATATCCATTTGTTTGCTCCTTTTATCCAAAATAAAAAAACGACTAAAAATTAGTCGTTTAAAATTATTCAATGGTCAATGTCGGAGATCCTGAATAAACATCACTTATAGTGACATACAACGTCCCTGAAGGATTACTAAAGTTGATATTTTTACTTGCAACTCCGCTATTGACTCCTGATATTCCTAATTCACTTGAACCTAAATTAGTTTGCGAAATCCTCATTATACCGCTACGTACATTTTCTATTGTCACCTGATAACTTTTATTAGGTTCAACTCCATTTATTGTCCATTTTGCTGTTGAATCTTCTATGCTATCCGGATATTTATTTTTAGGTAAGGGTTTTATTACAAAAGATGAAGGCTTTTTCCATACTTGGATATTTCCAGCATATACTTTTGTATATTCTTCACCTTCGTAAATAAACTTCTTTACATTTTTAAAATTACCTTCCATAAAATCACCCCTTAATTAAGTAAAGTGTATTAGGGTCTTTTTGATACAAATAATTATATTCTGTTTCACTGCCTGTCCAAATATTCAGTGACGGCTGCGAAGAACCGATAGGTTGATAAAGTTTATCTGCTTCCTCTTTTGTAAAAGCATTTGATGATAAAAGATAACGTTCATCATGACTGTGATTTATGTCTGATTTTTTTGATAAAGCATTTTCTAATCCTTCAATCTGTTTGATTGTATGACTATGATTTTTATCTGCATACAAACTGTTTAATGATTGCTTGAATCCCTCAAAATCTTCTGTACTAACTTTTGAGCCAATCTGTTGCAATACACTTTCTGAAATAGAGTTGTTTTGTATTGCTTCTGCTAATTCTCTTAATGTATTCATAGATTCAGGCGCGCTATCAACTAGTTCAGCAATTTTTGAATCCGTATACGTTTTAGAATCGTTGAGAGTTGTATCTTTGATTTTTTTAACTTCTTGCAATTTATTTTCTAACCCTTCAACATTTGCGATATTGATTTTGTCCAATAACTCAGGTTCTGCTTTGATATCTGTATCTTTACCATCAATTTGCCACATTTTAGTGTCAGGATTGATTGATACTACAGTACCGTTTTTACCGGGTGCGCCTTGTTCTCCTTTTTTACCTGCTTCACCTTTTGCTCCAGGTTGTCCCGGTTCGCCTTTATCACCTTTCGCACCTTTAAATCTACTTTCATTCTTTTCGATGTAAGAAATGACATCTTTATCTATTTTCTCTTTAAAGTCTTTGCTCAATAAATCTGTCGCGTTATCTTTTAAAATTCTCGTAATAGCATCATCTACCAATTTAACATCGATTTCTTTTGCTACAGCAGATTCAATGCCACTATCAACGATATTGAAAGAAAAGTTCGCGACATGTATTTTTTCTTCTTCTTTCTCTAAAAACAGCTTACAACGTACATAACCAGCGTGTTTGATAACCTTTTTAGGTATTTTGTAGGTAAGGAACCCTTTTACAACATCGTCGATAATAAGGGGCTCATTTTTGAATATAGAGCCATCTTCCATAAACAAATGTAATCTAGGTGTTAAGCCATGTGCTTTTAGATCGATACGACCTTGTTTGTCATTGATACCTATTCTTATAGATGCTGTATTTTCATCTTCAGTGTAAAATCGACAGCCAATGTCACCTAAGTCAACACCATCATTTTTTATTCTCGTTTCAACATCTTTTATTTTGTACATTTACACACCTCTTTATTTATATTTATCCCTTGTGAAGTAGATACCTTTTAAGCCGATTTGTTTATATAACTTAGCGATTGTACTTGCTTGATGTTGGCACCACTCTATAGCAGTAGCGTATTGGTGGGTAGCTGGATTCTTAGGATTCCATCTAATTCGGTACAATGTGTTTTGACCTTTATTGATGTAATCCTTTCTTACGAAGCTAGCACCGCCCATGATTGCTTTTGCTGGAGATGTCCAACCTTTATTTTTAGCAAACGTCATTGCATAATCAGGGTCGTTGTCGAATGCACCAATACCGAAGTAATTATATGCACCGTATCTACCACTAGCGAAGTTACTTGTTCCGTATCCACTTTCTAAGAAAGCGTGCGCGATCAAATAGATTTCGTTAATGTTGTTTTTCTTACAGGCTTCTGCAAATGCTTTGCCTTGTCCGTCTAGCGTTCCTTTCCCTTTGAGTATCTTATTAAGCGCACTAACTGAAACGCCTTGATACTTGCCTAAATTAAGCATTTGATAGCATTGTGTGTTACTTTCCCATATTCGCTTAACATTCATTGCTGAGCTCGTTTGTGCTCGTGTTGCATTAGCCCAGCCCCATGTATGAGATTTTTTCGGGTTACCCCTAGACATTTGTCTATCCAGTGCTTGCTGGAACGTGAACGGACTTTTTTCAGTAACGATGCTTGGTTTTTCGTCTGATGCAGTGGGTCCTCTTGTTGACGCACTGTCAACCGATGTTTTATCACTAATTCTTATTGTTGTTTTTGTAGTTACTTCTTTAATATTTTCTCGTTTCAATATATCTCGTTTGATGTACGTCTCAAGCATTTTCTTTTTGACTTGCTCATACTTTGCGTCATCCGGTATACCTTGCTTAATCAAGTCGTAATTAATTAAATCTTTCATACTACGCCAAATATTAGGGTCTACCTTTAACGTCGTTTCAGATAATTCTTTATCTGTTCCTGACAACAACCATACACCCCGTATTAAAGCTTGTATTTGGTTCATTAAGAATTGACGCTTACTATCTGTTTGACCACCACATACTTCAATAACTAACCAATTAGGGTGACGCGGGTCATCAAAATTGGTTGGTCTAGCAAGCCATGTAGCCTCTCTATCGACATATAAATGCGGTATTTCATAATCGCTTATAAACTTATTTCTTTGCGTATACAGTTCGTCTACAGAACGCATATGCATTGATTCTTTTATATATAATCCTTGAATATCTGAGCGTTCATCACCCATTACAACTATATGATCAATGAAATGCTCTTCTTTATCTAAAACATTGCTGTAAGCAGTGTATTTTACTGTTTTAACTTCTTTAAATTGCGGTTTCTTCGCTTCGCCAGTAATTGTTGAGTCATTGGCTTTTGATGCTGAACTTGTATCAGTACTACTAGGTTTGCTAGTATCTTTTGAATATGGAGGTCTCACAAAGCCTGTAACACTTACATAAGGGTGTCTTACTAAACTTCCCGGAGAACCTGTCCAACTATTAGAATTAACCCAGTTTTGGTCAACGCTATAAAAATAACTTTTATTAGATGGTCCTACTACTATTGCGGTGTGTCCGTCCGAACCTATTCCGTTGCCAGGGTGCCAAACTGCGATGTCTCCAGGTTCCGGTACAAATCCAGATGAATAACGATAGAATCGGAAACCCTTAGGATATCTGTAATTAGCCATATCCTTAGCATTGCCCCATGTTACAAAACCCCAATATCTTTTAAAAATAAAGTTAGGTGTATCCCAACATTGCGTTTGTATTTAATTTAACGTCTTTCCCTGTATTGATTTCTCAACGCGCTTGTATAACGTTAAACCGCTCTATAAAAAGAGCCTCATGCTTTCACATGAGACTAGACTATATCTTAATATTCATTTTTAGCTTTTTTATACGCTAAATACGCTTCTTCTGCAGTTTCGTAAACACCTAAGTATATAAATTTTTTGTTTTTGTACAATTGAGCTTGATACTTATTTATTTTAGGTTTAAAAGTGACACCAGTATATCCTGTTTTATTGTGATATTTCCTGCGATTATTTGAGTTTTCTTTATGGCTTACCCATCGACAATTTGAGGGTTTATAATCATCGTCATTATCAATTCTATCTAGTTCAGCACCTTTGAAAGGCACATCTCCCACATCTTTATAGAATTGCATAAAGTCATCTTTCCATTCATCACAAACCTTTATTCCCCTACCACCATACGCATTATAAAAATCATAATTATGGTTATAACATCTTTGTTTCATGCCTTTCCATTTATGATAAATTAAAGTGCCTGTCATTCCGTGTTTTTTATGATGGTTATCTTTCGCTAGACAACCACAACTTTTAGAATACCCGTTTTTCACTGCAGTACCGATCATAATTTTTTCATTACCACATCTTGTACATAAGCATTTATATAACTTCTTTTTATGTTTATTTCTACCATAAAATTCCAATACTTTTAAATAATTAAACTGCATACCCGCAATGTCCATTTGACCACTCCTCGTTAATCGTCAAAAACATTGTATCACATATGAATATTTAATGCACTGTCTACAAATTTGTAGCACTTAGTCGTTGAACGTTCCTCTACTGTTACCATAGAGGCTTCGCTGCTGATTGCCCAATTCTTAATATTTTTTAACATTCACGCTTATCGTTGCCAATTACGTTGTAGTTATTAAGACTCTAAGGGTGTTCCAGCAATTCACATTATTTTTTTACGTGGAACCCTTAATTAAGCACCACGATAATTATCTATATTAATCCTCTTACCAATATTCGACTTTGCCCACTCCACCACTTCACTAGCTGCAGGCTTTCTAGTCTTTGGGTTAGGTAATCCCATGTATGCACCTCATTTCAATCAAAATAAAAAGCCAGTGCCGAAGCACTGACTCTTAACTGTTATTTACATTTACCAAACCAGAAGCACGCCCAGAAGCTATATCCTAAAATCCCTTTAAGCATGGTAATCACCTCCTTTAAATACCAAAAATAGTTCTTAGTAAAGCTATGACAATCGTACTGAAGATAGTCCCTATCAAACCTAGAATCCACATTTTTATGTCTCTAATATTCTTGGCATTCTTTTCTTTATTCTTTTCATCTTCTACCTTGTCGCGCTTTAATTCTTCAAAATTTCTATCTAATTTGTCATAAATCTTTTCTTGCGCTCTAAGACTATCTTCTATTCTGTCGAATTTTTCAAACATAGTCTTATCATTTTCTTCTAATCGCGTTAAACGCCAATCTTGTTCATGTCGTTTGGTAAATCCAAACATTATGCCACCCACTTTATTCAAATTAAAAAGCCACAAGCATTACATCTGTGACTTTTCATCTTTTGTTTCTGGATATTTTTCTCCAGTGATCAATGCATATTCTTCTTTGTCGATTACACCCATGTCTACGTACCACTTAATTTGGTCATTTTTATAGCAACCCCACACATAAAAAGTTTTAATGTCCTTGAAAGTTGGATAAATCATCTTAATTTTATCCATTTAAACGTCCCCCTCTGTATTTGTTTTACCAGCTTTTAGTTCAGTCAACTGTTGTGTTAACATAGCGTTTTGTTGCTTTAATTCCATCGCCAAAATGTTTACTTGCGTCACCTGCATTTGCATACTTGCAACCATTCCGCGAAGTTCTTCATCACTCAAATCTGATTCACTTTGTTGGCTTGATGCATTCGGTACGTCTTCTTTTTCAAAATTGCTGTTATATTTAATTTCGCCGTTAGTGAAAACAAACTTTCTAGGTTCAAACTCTTCTTTGAATTTGATAGGCACATTGTTATCATCTACATCTAAACTATTGCGTAAACCGCCAGCATTAACGTATCCGATAACTTCGTTTTTATCGTTTACTGTTATTTTCATTATTTCCACCCCATAATTTTAGTTATAGTAACTTTGTTGGCATTCGTTCCAGAACCTGATGTTTTGCCTAAATCGAAATACACATCGTTGTCTATTCTTAAAGTGGTACTACTTGTTTTTGATAGCAAACACTCATAAATACCGCCACCGTTACCGTCTGAGTCAACTACATTCGCTTTGCTTAATTGAATTGCATTAGGTAATGCGGTTAGTCCGAATCCCTCAATAACACCACCTGGGTAAGTTCCACTTACCAACAAAATAGAATAGTTTGTGTATGGTTCAGTTAGATTGATTGTTGTACCTACACCATTTGCGCCACCGTCGAACAATACCGTTGACTTGTGTTCATTAGGAACCGTCCACTGTGGCTCAAGTCTGCCGTTTGTGATTGATCGTGTGTAAATCTTTTTAGAGTTATAAGGCGTGAAGTTAAATAGCTTGTTTATATCGTCTTTAACGAATACTGATAAATAACCCTCATAACTTTCAACACTACCTGGTAAATCCGGCACACTTGTTACGTAATAATTTCCAGCCCCCAATGCTTCTAAATTGCCTTTGGCGTTATATAAATTCTTTTGAATTGATTGACCATTATGTTCTGTTAATTTATGTTGTTGCCAGCTCGTTGTTCCGAATTTATCATCTACATACTGTTTAGCTTGATTTAAAGCGTTGTTTGATGTTTCTTCGACGAATTGCTTAGTTAAATCGCCGTCATTTTTTTTATAAAACGGGTACCATGTGCCACTAATTTTATATTTTGTATATTCGTCGTTTGAATCATCTGGATACCATGTTGCACGTGCCGTACTATCATCAACAACATAGACAACTAACACGCCTGATTTTCCTAAAGTGTTAGGAGCTATCGGAATATCTGAACCGTCGTCGACGCCATCTTCTTTAGGTGTATCGACAGTGCCTATATCTTCAAATGAGGGCGCATCTGTTGCGTTAGTGATATGAATAATCCTAGATGTGTTAACTGCGTTTAAAACGCTATCTATGGACTGCTCAGACGATTCGATTGCTTTACCGTAATCATCAGTAATTTTAGACTTTTGCCAATTTGTTGTTGAATTACCTTTGATTAGGTCTGCACCATTGATTTGTTGTTCAACTTCGTTAACACGTTCAAAAATCGCTTGCTCTTTATCAACAATTTTCTGGAACTCGCTATTTATATATTGAACGGCTTTGTCTTGTGTTGTTGTAATCATCTGTACCGCTTCATTTTGTTTGATTTCTAATCTTTGAATACCTTGATTAATACGACTATCAATTTCAGTAACCAACGATTTTGTATCACTTAAACTTTTCTTTAAGTCCTCAACTTCTTCTTTAACACTTTCTGTTAAGTCCTGAATTGATTTGATATAAACTAGCTTTGTTTTACCGTCAAAATTACTAATTAGATCATTCTGGATATTGAAGCTAAATTGACGCTCTACAATTACGTTATTGCTACCGTTTTGAGTAAAATATGCTTGCGCATGTACTCGACCAGTGTATTTTAAGAACTCGTTTGGGATAACGTATTGCATTCGTCCATTAATTGCATCAACAATTGTAAGTTCATCACTAATATAAGCGCCGTGTTCATCGTCGAAGTTATCCGTCTTAAGCACAATACTAGTCATCGCATTATGTTTGCTGATTGATAACGGCTTATTATTCTTAGTTACTGCAAAATTTAAAACACCAGTTCCTCTATCTGATTCATAGAAACTGATGTTTGTGTCAATAACCGGATTATATTGTGATGTTGTTTGTAACTCGATTAAGTTATCATCTTTCGAAAAATTATCTACTACCATTATTCAACCACCTTTCCTTCGAATAAACTCCATTTACCAACGCCACCAGTACCAAAGTTTCTAACTAAAAATTGATGTGCAGACGGGAAGTTATTACGTCTTAATACTTGTGTTGTGTTACCTGGTGTATTCGATTTTACTTCTAATATCCAACCTGCAATACCTTTAAAATCTTTAGGAAAATCAGTAAATCGTTTTGATTCTTCAGTAGTGATATAGAAATCTAAACCAACGATTTTTAAATCTGATAATTTTGTAATACTCTTAGGGATATGTTCCCAATAACCGGCGTTTTGCGGACAGAAATTCCATGCTCCGTTGTTTTTCTTATTGAAAATGTCAATGACACGTTCGAATTTAAGCATATTTCTACCTGTGCTGTTTCTGGTAAGTACTTGTCTTAGAGCACCATTATAATGACCAGGCAGTACATCAAAGAACCAACCTGCATCTCTAAACGCTTTCGGTAACGGGAAATCTAACGCATTTTGTGTGTCTTGCGTATAGATATAGTAATGACCAACTTCCGTAATATCACTTAGATATGCTGGGTTTTGTATTGGTAACGGTTTAACACGTCCGCCTGAATCAGTCATCGATACTTGAGGTGCAATGTTTTTTAAGAATTGGTTAACACCTCTTTGGCCGATGGAATAAATTGAGTGATGTCTGTTGTTACCAGGTCCAATAGTTACCCCTATTAAAAGCGCTTTGCGTCCTGTTTCTAGATCGTAATACATATCTAGACCCTCAGCTTCTTGGAAGTCTCCTTTAAAGTTATTATTCACACCACCAATATCGATACGTCGTTTAAATAACAATTCTTTTGTTTTTATATCGAAACCTTGTAAGTAGTTAGGGTTGGCTGTATTCGAATCACCTGTATACCAATATAAGATACCTGCATCATAAGTGATACCTTGCATAGGTTGTGTATCTGAAGTGTATTCCATAGGTATATCCATTTGATACAATACTTTGTCTATACCTTTATCAATATCGTCAGCACTTCTTACTTCAATGAAATTCAATGAATTCTTAGCTTGTCTTTCAGAAGCTTTATATTCACGTCTGAAAATCATTAAATTTTCTATAGGATTATAAATCGCTGACGTATATCTGTCGTTAAATATATTCGGCATGACATCTTGCATTTCATTACCATAAGTTATTTCTCCAGTTCTATATTGGAAACGTACAAACTTGTTGTTTTTGTTACTGTCCAATACAGCTGAATAAATCCATAATTCTCCATCAATGTATCTATACGCATTGTGTGTACCGTGACCGCCGTTTTTAACAAGCAATCTATCAATAAATTGTCCGTTGGGCTTCAATCTAGATAACATGTAATGATTACCTGGACGAGCTTGCGTCATATAAATAATTTTCGTTCTAGGGTCTACCCAAAATGATTGCATTACTGCATTTGTATATGGCGATAAATCAGTGATAAATTCCGGTTCTTGCTCTTTTGGTTCGAATCGGTATTCTGTCGCTCGATATTCTTTATAGTGTTCATCTACAGCTTTCTCAACCTTTTTAGTGAAAGCATCTAGTGTTGAATAATCATGATACAAACGATCTTGCAATGTCTTATGACCATAACCTGTATTATCAATACGCGCGTCTTTTACTTCATTGATACCGTCGCCGTTATGGCCTAGAATCATATTGCTAAAACGGCCATTTAAATACGTTAAATAATCTTCAACACTGTCATTCAAGTATTTAATTTGTTTCGCTGAGTGTGCGTATATTTCTTCTTTTTGATGGTATATAAACATTTTCTCAAGTTTGCTCATACCTTCATCTAACAAGCGATAGTTATACTCATGTTGAGCAACTATTTTCCGACCTGTCATTGAATGTAAACTTGTAATTAATCCGTAAGCCATTGGTTGCCTCCTTTAGTCGTAAAAACTGTAATAATCCTTGATTAACTCGTACATAATAACCTCGTGACCTTTTTCGTTAGGGTGTAAGCCGTCCTCCATGCTCGCTTTCCTAAAAGCTGGATTGTATGGCTTAAAGTAATCTGTGTGATATGCGTCAAACACTGGTACATCTAACTCACTACAAGCTAATATTTGAGCGTTTACATAGTCCTCAAGTGTTAACCCTAGTTTGTTTTTGTCCGTGTCTTTACGGCGTATTGTTGTACCACTCATAGGGCATTGTCTTGTAGCTGTCATCACTAGTATTTTTGAATCTGGATTATTCTTTCTAATAACTTCAATTGCAGAACAAAAGGCACCGTAAAACGTTTTTGTATCCGTTTTATCAGTGCCTATCGGTACGCCTGCCCAATAACCGTGTAACCAGTCATCATCAGTGCCTTGTAATATGATTAGGTCTCCTCTTATTTGCTCTGCTTGTCTATAAATGCTGTTTTCTACCGCTTCTTTACCTATTGGAACTGTTGCCATTGTTGCGCCACCTCTTGCAAGATTAGTCGTTTTAGCTTTCAATTTCTTGCCTAACATTTCTGTGAAATTAGTTTTTGCGTGCGACCCTCTAGCTACAGAGTCGCCAATCGTTCCAATTGATTTGATGTTTCTTATACTTGATTGACTAGTAAAGTCGTACATGATCGTACCATTAGCAGTTGTAACTGTTTTAGTATTCATCTTATCGACTTTAGCGTTTATTTTTTCATTCTGCTTAACCAATTCATTATTTATAGATAAACTTGCGTTAACTTTTGCGTTTAATGCTTTTAGTTCTTTAGATGGGTCGGATTTTGTAGATTTTACGCTTTTAACATAATTTGCAGCATCATGAACTGCTTTGTTATAACGATTACGCCTTGTAAAGTCTCCTAATACTACATCTTGCTTAGTGATATTATTGTACGCATCTCTATGTGTAGTGATTTCGACTATTCTCACTAAGTCGTTATATCCTATGGCAGAATCCACCACTCTAACAACATCACCTATTTTAGGGTTAGCTTCTGGGAAATGTTCACGTAACGCTACAAAGTCTAAGGAAATAGAAGCAGTGACACTTTTCTTTATCAATAACTCCATTGCTTTTTTTAAACTATCTTCTTTTTTAATACGTCCATCAACAAGCGGTGGCGCTTCTCTTTTACCTATCAATTGTGCTAATGGATGAGTGAATTCAATTTGTAGTCCCGCTTCTGCAAAAGTCTGTTGTCCATCAAAATCACCATAACCTTTAATAAAGGTATAACATTTAGATGCATCTTCTTGTATTTTGACGTTATCAGCATTCACACCAGCTTTAATGTAATAATTGGCAAACTTAGATAATTCATCATACAAATGAAACGTTTTAGTCTTTGCATCGTATTCATATTCGAGATGATAACGCTCAAGTCCTTTTTTAAAGATTTCTAATCGTGTATCTCCTTTGCCTAATCCCTCGAATTTAGATGCATCTACTTTTGGATGTAATACATACTTATAACCCGTTCCTTTAAAGACAGTATTGAAGAACTCAACGCCTGTAAAACTTTCGTTATACTCTTGGTAAATCCTAGAATTGTTAAGGTCATCAAGTTCTTTTTGCCTAGCTTTGATATCAAGCCTTATTTTTTCGCCAATAGTAGACTTATCAAGTATGACAATTACATATTCGTTGAAATCATCTTCACCTTCAACATGAGTGATCGTCCACATTTTAGTTATAGCACCTATTGCGTCAAACGTACTCGCGTTCTCGATAATAGTTAGATCCAAAGAACTATCTTCATTTAGCTTTTTACTTACCTTTGTACTAACATTAATAGCGTGCCCTACACCCTGTAGACTTTTTAATAAAATTGGCATAGGCTACTCCTTATCTAAAATATAATTTGTGTCTAAATGTAATTTGTTTCATTACTTTATTAGACTTGAATCGATTCCAGCCTGGATATAAAACCGGTTGTTCTAAAGTTTTATTAAAAGAATCTATATTTAAATAACCTCTATAGGTATGTTTACCGTCGAAGATTATTTTATCTCCGGCTTTTAAATCAACTTCCTTAATAACTGAGATATTTCCTTTATCTGTATAGAAAGTGAATCCATCCTTATCATTAGCTTTAACATCTTCAGCTAACTCTATTTCAACAACATTAAACTGATTAAACTGTGTTAAAGGAACATCACCGTTATAATAAACTTCTCCTGAGTTAGTGTTGTAAAATGTCATTTGACGCCTCTTATCACCTTCGTTTGTAGGCAATCTATCAGGTACCGACCATTTTTCAGGGTCGTTATTACTTTCAAGATCAGTACTATAACCGACACTTTCAAAGTATGGTAGTTCGGTTGTTTCAAACGACAAAGAAAATTCCCCTGATGTTTGTGTTGTGTCAAAAGAAACTTCACTTACTAGTCCTACAAAAAGTTGTCGTCCATCAACATAATCAAGCTCAAATGCTTGTTTGTCTTTTGGTATATCTAATATATGCTCATACTTAATTGAATTGTCTGGTGTAGCTAATTCCCTTAAATAAAAACGTCCAGCAAATAGTGCTTGGACGTCTGACTTTAAATGTGAAGCATAAGCAATTTTAGGTACTTTATACCTTATCTTAAGCTCTACTTTTTTAAGTTCTTCTTTAGCGTAATTATGAAATCTACCATCAATACCCTCTATATCAGAATAGTTACGATGATATCCTGCGCCTGTAACGTTATATTCAACTACTTCCAAGTGATTATAAGTGAAAGGATTGTCACTGACGCGATACTGCGAACCATTCCTTATTACTTCTATATCGTGCGCTATCAACTAACAAACCTCCCTTATAATAAGTTGAAACTTCCGTCTATAGCGTTCATGTCATCGATGCGTGATTTAATTAAATCAAGGTCGCCCTCATTTCTAATCGTTACATTCACAATAGGTCTATTATTTTCTTTTAAGCTATGTTGAACATCGCTAGTCATGTGTCTGTCTATAGAAGTACTTACAGGATCTACTATACTATCTGTCAAAGTAGAGGATAGCTCTTTATTAAAGGCACTGCCAAAGTCTGTAGCCATTACTTTAGCTTGTGATACCGCTAAACCTTTGCCTAAGCCACTACCTCCGCCGTGTCCACTTACGAATGAAGTTACAGAGTCCCATGCAGATGAAATTGCATCGCCTACTGCACTAACAACTTTGTGCGCAGCATTGGCTACACCCTCAGCTACTTTGCCGATTAATTCCGCTCCGGCATTTAAGAAATCACCGAAGAAACTTTTAATCTTACCAAGTGCATCACTCATACCGTCTCCTACATTTGAGACAACTCTTTTAAACCCATCAGCTACTTTACTCGCGAAACTTGTAACTGTATTCCAAATGTTAGAAACCCATTCAGAACCTTTTATGATAATAAAGTTTAGTGCTTGTCCCATTTTTTCGGCTACACTCGAAGCAACACGACTGAACCAACTTGTAACAGTGTTCCAAATACTGCTAACAAAATTAGTGATTGTACTCCATATCTGTGACCAACTTGTACCAAACATAGAAAGCGTTCGATTCATTACGCCAGTTAAAAAGCCGATAATTGACTCCCAAACTGATTGCATGTATTGCCAAATCGTATCAAGTACATTGGTAACCGTAGTTTTAATAGTCTCCCAAGCACCTGAGAAGTCGCCAGTAAGCAACTGAATTAAAGCAGTGAACAAACCTACTATGATTTGGACTGCTACGGATATTACTGTTCCTATGGCTTCGAATGCTATTTTTATCACTGTCCATAATCCTTGAATGACATTCATTACGTTTACTATGACACCTATCACTAAAACGCCTAACACAGTCATAAAAACTTTACCTAACGCTTCTAATATCGGTTTGATTGGTTCTATTGTGGTCTGTATTTTATCCCATAGTTCACTTAACCAATCAATTACGCCTTGAATCGCTTCAGAAACAGCGCTTTTGATATCTTCCCACGCTTTTGTCATATTCTTTCTGAAAGTCTCGTTAGTTTTCCATAAGTAAACGACAACACCGATGAACGCAGCTATAATTGCAATAACTAGTAATACAGGCCAAGAAATACTTGTAAACACACCAGCTAATGGCGCAAAAGCTTTAGATAACAATTCCGGTATCCCTGTTAAATCTAACATTTTCTTTATAATTCTTAATAAACTTGTACCAAACACATTGCTTAAAACACTACTCACTGCTGCAATCGGAGCCATCAAAGCCCAGAATGCACCGCCTAATATACCTAAAATACCCATAGCCTGAGCTACTGCCGGATGAGTTTCAAATAACTTACCGATAAAATCAGCTAGATTGGTGATGAAATCTAGTAATTTACTAGCTATAGGTGCCATTGCTTTACCAAACGCTACTAACGCTTTAACAATGTTACCGATTAATTTCATAATAGTTGGGCCATTCTCTTGAACATAGTTGATGAAATCTTTAAAACCTTGAGATTGCCCTACTTGTTCAGACCATTCTCTAAACTTATTTGTCAATTCGACGAGCCAGTCAAAAATATTAGAACTGTTTTGACTGAACGCAACCATTAAATTACCAATACCTTTAAAAAAGTTTCCGAATATTTTACCTATCTTGGGTAGATTTATCTTAGTGTACTCGATAAATGCTTGTATCGCATTTTGTCCTGCTACACTATTAGCCCAATTTTGGAAATCTATAGACATGTTTTGCAGACCTTGTGACATGAATTTAAATAACGGCATCAATTGAGTAAAGATATTGACTAATCCATCACCAAATCGTCCTGCAGCGTTCAATAAATCACCAAATATAGCCCCACCGATGGTATTCAACGACTCGAACGCTTTTTTTGCAGTGTTAGACGTTTTGACCCATTCTTCAAACTTACGCACATTCGCTTCAACTAACATTGATACCTCAGACAAGAAAGGTTTCATTTTAGTTAACGCGCTTGCAATACCTCTTAATCCTGCTGACATAGCGTTAAATATTTTAGCTTGATTCTCTTTAACAATATCACGCCATGTATCTTTTAATTGATCGCTGGCTTTTCTGAAGTCTTGTACCTCTTTTGTTACTGCTAGCGTACCATCTTCAACCATTTTAAGAGCGCTAATAGCCATTGCACCAAAGCCAACAACTCCAAGACCTGCGACAGAGAATGCGCCAACTAAACCTAAAACGCCACCCCCTAATACACCAACCGCATTAAGTACTGCCATTATTGCAGGTACTAACCCGGCAATCACTGGTATCAATGCTTGTATACTAGCAATCATTAAGCCTTTAACTTGTTGTGCAAAAATTGTACCAAATGTACGAATTTTAGTAGCTAGCGCGTCCATTTTCTCACTATAATCAGTTAAGGACTGATTCAGTGCCTTAGTTAAAATTTGGGTTTTTGTCATACCTCTCGTATCGAAATTAACTTTTATTGTTTTGTTGTGTAACGTGGCCAACATCGTTTTTGCACTAGCAATTGCACGTTTTAACGGTGAATTATTACCATCTATTTTAACGTTATGTTCACGCCATTTTTGCGCCATAGCTTTAGCGCGTTGTAAAGCTCTTTGGAATCTTGAAATATCTGCTTTTACATCTGTTTCAATTTCGTTTGGTACAGCCGTCTTTGCTAATCGTTGAGCTTTCCTTACATTGCTTTGAAAATCTCTAATATTGGCCATAATCTTTGCCATAAAATGAGTATCCAAAGGCTAACCTCCTTTCGATTCAAGGAATTTTCTTGTACCTTCTTTGAAGAGTTCACGTCTTCTTTTTTCTTCTTCTAATCTAGCTTTTTGTACACGAGCATAGCTACCAGGCTCCCTTATTTCGTAACGTTGTTTCTCAATGTCACGAATCATACTAGTTAGCCTCTTAGAAGCTTGTACTAAGCCGTTAGCTTGCGCTTGTTCAATTAATAATTGTCTTTGATCTAGGTACCTATCCTGACCACCAATAAGCCAATCACGCCATTCAGCAGGTGTTAGCGCTAACAATTCATGTTCAGGGATATATCCTAAATATCTAGCTGTCAGTTGCCTTATTTTTGAGTAATCGTGTAAGGTTCTGCGCCCATGATTTCCTTGTAATTCTCTTTCATCATTTCTATGCCTGCTTTCGTCATTTCTTTGTCCTCGCTTTTGGCCATATTCGGTGCTTTGTTCAATGTCATCCAGTACGAGCGACTCTCCCTCTTGAAAAAACCACTATTGTTAAGTTTGTCCAAAGCCCCTTGTAATAACGGCAAAGTATCCTCGTTTTCAGTGATGAAATCATCAATTGCTTTTTCTAATTGTTCTCGAGTTGGTGGGTTTTTTAAATAAGCAGTAGCACATTCCCAAAATTGTAAAATCGCTTTGTTTCTAGATTCTAGCAAACCGTTAAAGATAACATTGAATCCTGGCATTGCTCCTTTTCTCCCATCTTCGCTATCTTCTGAGAATTTTTCAGCTTTTCGGTCAAATGCAAATGTTACTTTTGCTTCTACTTCGTAATCTTTTTCTCCGTCATTAATTTTTAATGTTGTAATTGGATTAAATTCAGTCAAAATATATACCTCTTTTCAATTTTTTTATAAAAAAATAGGGAGCTTACGCCCCCCCTTGATCTATTCGTTTACATAGAATGGTCTTCCGTGTGTGAACCAGATACAACACTAGCTTTCTTTTGATTCTCGAATGTTCCGACTTTTTCGCCGAATTTTTCGTATTCAACTGTAGGCGCACCTGCAGCTTCAAACCACTCTTTCGGCAAGTTATCTTCAGCACCTTCTGCTGTATTCCATTTAACTTTTAATGATAGTTCGATTTTGTCACTTTCATCATCAAACGACATTTCAAATGATTCTGGAACAACATAACCAAACATTCCGTGATGTTTACCGTCTGCACGTTTATTACGCTCATAAAGCCATATACGCAACTGTCCACCTGTTTGTACAGCGTGTTTCACTGCTTCAATTCCTTTATCTCCAGGCACATTACCAATTGTTAATTTAAATGATTCTGACATTGCATTGGGAGAATAGTCCGTTTTACCGCCTCGTACTATTTCAGCTAAATCATTTTCAATCGTATGTCCACCTTCTTGTAAGTCAGCTAATAATAAAGATTCTACTGGATCTAAATCAGTTTCAGCTGGACGTACAACTGCTAAATAGTTTTTTTGCGCCATTTAATACACTCCTTCGTTTTTCTTTTTATGTCTGTACTTAAATAAAAGCCGTATCGTGCCATGCTTAGTAAACCTGTCTATATCAGGGAATACTGCTTGACTATCGATACGGCTATATTGGAATTCGTAATTTTCTATCTCTATAGTCCTGTTTAGCACATAGCCTATTGCGCTTAAAATGAGCTTAGCCTCGTATTGTGTAGCGAACTGTGAATACACATGTATGACAATACCAACTGTTTCTCTCATTGTTGCACTAGATTCGTTGTTAGTGACGTTTGATTCACCCACAACAATATATGGGTAAACAGCGTCATCTTGAACAACGTCAAAGACCCTATCACCAACTATTTTGTTAATGTTAGGGTCTGAGATTAATCTTTTATATATTTGATTTGTAAGTTCAGGTTCAACTGATACCCACATATTTAACCACCTCTATGAAAAATACTGCTCGAATGTCTTGCGTCCTGCGTCAATTGCAGGGTTCCAAAACGGCTGTGGCGCTTGTCCTTTAGTAGTATGCCATTTACCGTTAGCGTCTTTATAACTCCACGGTATCTTTTTAGCGCGACTACCTTTAGTGGCATAAATACCTGTGCCGTACTCAACATAAACACTATATTCTGCACCTACATTGATAACTCCTGTTAGACCGTTGTTCTCAAATCGAAAGTCTATACTTTCTTTCAAAAATCCTAAGTCAGCAGGAGCTAATGCTACAGCAGTGTTATATATCTTCATCGTTGTTTTAGCGATACCTTTTTTAACCCACTCTTCTATTTTCTTATCGAACTTATCCAATTCAACAACCATGCTATCAGCACCGTACTTAACTTTTGCCATATGGCACCTGCTTAAGTCGTAGTAACTTAATTTCATGTTGTCCGCCCTGATCTACAGAATCACCTTCAATACTAAAGATTCTACCCTCATACTCAAATAAATTGTTTTTAGATATTGGCAAGTCATAAGGTACATATAGGTTTCTGTCATATTCTTGTGACATTTGATGAAATTTTAGTTGTTCAGATGTAGTAGGCGTATCCATAAATCCTTTAATTGTTTTATCGCTTACAAAGCGCTCTTGTATAATTGGATACTCTCCTACTTTTTTGATACTTCCAATAGAAATAGTGTGAGGGAATTCGTCGTATGGGTTAAACACAAACAACACCTCTACCTTATTGGTTTAAACGGATGAAACTTTGCTCGTTTATACCTGTTTAATACTCCACTAATGTAATCAGGGACACCATCGTTATAAGTGTACGACACTGTCCCCATACTTCTTGACTTTAAATTCTTTTTAACTTCAGGTCGTTGATAATACTCTAGGACATCTGCGACATACTTTTTGATTGAGTAAGGATAAATGACTTGACCATCTTTCATAAAATCATTGTTTGTTATATCCCTAACATCTTCTAGTATTCCGTCAACTTCCATCTTAAATATTTCTTCTTCATCACTTTTAACTTCCACTCCATTTTTCTTGAGTAAAAGTTTAACATCTTCATAAAGAGTCATTTTTATCACTCACTCTTATCCGACGTAGTACGGCGTGATTTAACCTCTTTGTAACCAACAAGACTGTAATAAGAGTCAAACGCCTTCTTTGTAACAGTAATGGTCATATTGTCTTTTTTTACCTTAATCTCTTCTGCAGGATTAGCCATCATATCTCCTCCTATTCAGTTGGTTTAAGCGTTGCGAACGCTTCTGGTTTAACGTTCATGTATGCAATATGCATCGTCGCACGTAAAGCGAACATATCACGTTCAAATAATGATACTGGTTGGCCAGAAGCATCTGATGCTTGTAACGTCGTTAACGTGGCATCTTCAGAAATTGCATACTCAATACCTTGTAAGATACCGTAACGTGCGTAATCCCAATCACCCATTAGTGCTAACGATTTCTTTTTGTCGTATACATCCGCTCCAGTATAAGATAGTGGTAATCCCATAATCTCGTTCCCGTTAGCATCAAATAATGGTCTGTCATTAGCATCTAAAGCATTACGCATTTTACTTCTGAATGAACGTGTAGTTAATACTCCGTTTGGATCTAACTCTTCATCTTCAATAGTAGCCATTAATGCCGAAAGGTCTACGTATAAATTATTAGTATCTGTAACAACGTTACCTTTCTCTTCTGCGCCTTCAACAAGCGGTTTACCACTAGTTGAAGTGTTGTAAGGTGATTTAGTACCAAAGATAACAGCTTGGTCAAACGCTTTGTAAAATGCCTCTGCAATTAGAGGTTTAACCTCATTAAAGAAATCTTTTGCAGTCCATTTAAGAAACTCTTTTGATAACGGAATAATTACACCAATTTTCTTAGCTTCCATTTCTGCTTGTGCATATTCAGGCTTAGAAGTTTGAATACGTTCCGTTTCTGATACCCAGTAGGCGCCTACACCTTTTGCTAAGTAAGTAAATTTTTTCTTTTGTGCTGTCATTGGCTCATTTTTAGCTAATTTCATAATTGCTGAATTAGCCATAATGTCTTTCATGATTAAAGTACCTTGTTCTGCTGGAATAACGCCGTTTTTAAAATCCGATAAAATAACATTGCCTGGCGTGTATGTTGGAGTTGCCATATTTTATTACCTCACTTTATTTTCTAATATTGATTTCTTTCGCCATTTCTTCAATGGACTTTACATTTGAAGGGTCTAAATCTTGATTTCGTGATTCTTTAACATCTCTTCCACTCGATTTAAATTTAGACTCAACACCTTTTTGAACATACTTGTCAAAGGTTTCTTTTAAAGATTTTAAGTTTTGCTCAGTATCTTCATCAGAATCGCCTAAAAATCTATCAACTAAGGATGTTGGTAAATTTAGTTCCTGCGCTTTACCTAGCGCGTTACTTCTTAACTTCTCACGTTTTGCCTCTGCGTCGCGTTTTTCTAACTCTTGTTCAAGAGCACTAATACGTTTTTGTTCTTCTGATTGCTCAGGATTACGCTTCCGTACTTCTTGTTCGATTAGATCCTCAAGATTTTTCTCTTTCCATGATTCTAATCCTTTCGAATGATAACGATCTAATTCAGGTTGAATGAATCGTTTACCTTCTTCTGTATCTAAAAAGCCTTTAACGTCATCAACAGACACCGTCTTAAGTCCCTTTAGATAATCTTTTACTTCTTTATCGTCTTTGTGTTCTTCAAAAAAAGACTTAACTTCTTCGATATTCATATATCAAAACTCCTTTTTGCCCTTCGCGTACCCTAACAGTCCGAAAAGTGCATAATAAAAAGCAGTTTAACGACATGCTAAGGTCGATAGATACATTATTTCTTTTTCCTCTTGTGTTTTTCCCACTCACGATAATTCATGAATGGTATAACTTCATTTTCACCATCATCATTACGCACTCTCATCACAGTGGGTAATTCATCTTTATCAATGTAATAGAGTAATTTACAACGACAGTTGATATTTTCTTTCGCACTGTTTACACCGATAAATAGCTTTGGTGCTTGTCCAACGCACCCACTTGATTGAAAGTTTTGGTCTATTTCTACAGATTCACCGTCTAAATGGCGATGAGTATCACGTGTACGTGTATCTTTGGTAGCATGCCAACGTTTCTTGATCTTCAAACCGTTATCTTTAGCAACCATTGCACTATCAAGTCCAGCTTGTGACATTGCTCTGCCTGCTTCTGTGCGAGCCACACGCAATGATTGAGCTTTAGACATGCCGATATCATCACGTATTGCTTTAGCTATCTTAGAGTACCCCTCCCCGCTCATAATGCCTTGTGTAATGTGCATACGTATCTTTTTCAATACTTCATCACGATGTTTTTGTAGTGTTGGCATTAAACGAATGAACTCAATAGGTTGTTCAATAGCTGATTTGATTATCTCTTTACTCGGAACATCAAACTGCATAGATGTTTGACTCGCCATTTCATATAAATAAAGGCTCATAAGGAACTTTTCGATATAAGCATCTTTCTGTGACTTCTGAATCATCTTAGCTACTTGCCTATAGTCATCAGTCAACATTGTACCTATACGAGTTAACTCCTTATTGAGCCTGTTGTATTTATTGAATTCAGTCCATGTAACATACACATCATCACTTTGATACTTTTCAAACATATCTGCGATGATTTGTTTTATCTCTTTAAGTCGATTAGCAAATAGTTGTTCTATTGGTTTTTCTGCTTTAGAGATTAAACCCTCGATATACTCATCAATATCATTCTGATTGGTTATTTTGGGATTTGTCATTTGCGTCACCTTCATATATGTCAGGTAATTTGTCATTAAATTCAAGACTTTCTTTTTCCATTTCGTCTAATTCGTAATCAACATCATCAACTAGTTGTGATTGTCCCAACCTTGTTCGTTCTGAAACTTGCCCCTTAAGGTTAATTAGCACTTGTGATTCTTCTAACTTATTAACTGGAATGTTTCGAGTGAACTTAAATATCAGATTTAAATAACTATCATCATTTAAGTTGTACCCTTTACGCTTTAATGCAGATAAAATAACTTTGAATTGATACCTCAACATAGCTGTCATCTTACGCTCAAACGTCATACACTTGTTCTCTAAAGCCATAAGCTTAAGTTTCATTCCAATGATAGGTACATTTCCATTAAACTCGTCAGAATTAAAGTTTACTGACTTTGCAAAACGCATGATATTCTTTTCGATTCGATCTAAATGGTTCTCAATCATTGTGTCATTTACATCTTTTGTTAAGTATTTAACGTCCATATCTTTGTCGAACAGCTCAAATGCGCCACTCTTTTGTGTTTCTTGAATCATTCCTTCGCTCATACCCATACCGCGTAACACAAGGTATGCTAAACGTGTCTGACTAATCTCACTTGATGCATCGCTCATTGTTAAATCATATGCGTCAATTAAGTAAATAACCTTTTCAGCATCTCCTATCATCTCTTTGTTGTTAGGTACACCAAACAATGGATTGTAATCAAATAAATGTTCATATCGTCCAACTTCTTGCAAAGCGTCAATACCTTCTCCTCGAAATACATAATAATAAGTATCATCGTAAAACTCTGCGTACACATAATCAGTGCCATTATCATCATCTTTTTCATAAAAGTAGCGCAACGAGTATGTAGGTTCTAAAATATTGTCGCCAACAAAAATAACATTATAGGGATCTATATTCTTAATCCTAATATCACCATTCGTATCAATATATGCTAACCTAGCACCATATCCGCAAATTGCTGCCATTTTACCTATTTCAGAATCCTCATCATCAACACTATTTCTAATGGCAAAGTTGGTTATAAACTTTTTCAACTTTTCGTTTTTTTCTGCGTTTTCATCTAAATCATAAGTAACAGGAACACCATGTAAATAACCAACACGTGTATCAACAATTTCGCTGTCAAAAGAGTTGTTAAGTTTGTTATTAACAGACACGTCTAATCGCCTTACATTTCCACCAGTTTCAAAATCTTCTTTTTCTTCAATTGGTCGACGTTTGAATATTGGTACATAGTCAATATGTGTCTTGTATCTATTATAGAGATTAACCATTCTCTCTCTATCGTCTTTATGTGACTCTATTAGAGCCTCAATATGCTTAGGCAATATTCCTTGTGCTTCAATATCATCTATTAACTTATACAATGTCATTTCCCCCTCCTTAATCGTTCAGGTTTAGTATGTGTGTATATGGCATATCTTAACGAGTCCAACACGTCATCAAATTCTTTTATAGGCTCTCCGTTTGTAGGGTGCCAAACATATTTAAATACCTCTTGCTTAAACCTATCCATATTATCATAAAGAACAAGTAACTTGTTTTGTTTGAACAACTTAGCAACTTCCTCTACACCCGATAGTTTACTTTTATCAGCGTTAATTGCACGTAATCTATGTCTTCTAAATTCAGTGATGTATTCAGGTCGTGCAGTATCGCAGTAAAAATTAATATTGCCATATCTACTTACAATATCTTTTGCAATAACCACCCAATCATCAATAAACTTAAATTGGTGTGCATGCTCCTCAATAAAATAAAAGTTACCATCTATACCTCGTCCTATTAACACAATAGATCCATAGTGCTCGTAACCCCAGTCGACACCAGCAAAGTATTCTTTGATAGGTATGTCGTCCAGTTCATCTGCTTTAATCGTATTCTCATTCAAATCAAAGTCGGCATATACTACACCGTCACCAGACACCCACATACCGTTGATGTTACGTTCATAGAACATACCTGATGGTGTTGAAGCCTTAATAGACTCTTTATATCTATCATTAAGAAAGTTATTGTCATCGAGCTTAAATTGGTGACTCAGTATACCTGCTTTAGGATCTGTATTTTCAATATAATCTTTCAACAACCAATGCTCGGGATGGTCAGGGTTGGTATCTACCAATATTCTTGCACCAGTTCCACTACAACGTGACTTAATCTCGTCAAACACCTCTTCATGCGCTAACGACGCTTCATTGATATATGCACCAAACGATGTCATACCACGTATAGCTCCTATACCACTTACTTTACTGTGACCTGTCTGAACCACTTGAACGCCAAATAACATGAATGAATTATATTTATCAAAATTAAACTCAATGCTATATTTGTTAGTTAACTCTATTAGTACGTTTTTTTGAATCGTACCTAATGTTGCACCAGCAAGTATATATTGAGGTGTCTCAATTCCTTCTTCGTCTGCTATCTTTCGCACACGCATTAACTCACGTAAAAATAAGTCATTGTTTAATATTGTTTTACCTGTACGCTTTGCTCCGTGATTAATTAACATAAACCAATCTTGTTTTTGCGTTTGCTTCAATATTTCAATTTGTTTGTCCGTATATAAAGATTTAAGTTTATTCATTGACGATCACTTCCGTTATTGCGTCGTGAAGTTGTTTGATTTTATCTTCTGTTCCACTGTCACCTTTATCTATTTGTTCAATCTTCTTCTCAAGCATCTTAATTTCAGTTTCTATTTTCTTGTTAGCTAAAACTTCGTTACCTAACGTCATTCTATTCATACCATCTAAACTAGCGAGGAATGCATCAGCTGTCGCTTTCTTCACTCCCTCTATTTCAATGTCATTCTTAGCTACATTCTTTAGCCACTCATATTCTTCAAAGGCCTTTTGGCGTGTCCATTTTGATTGTTCAGCTACTTCTTGACGCAATTTTTCGTACCTTCCGGAAACCTTCCGATTTTTAAAAAGTGTACTCGCTTCTTTATCTAGATATTCCCCACTCTTACCTTTAGTCGAATACCCTGCGTCAATATATGCTTTCCGTTGGCTCTTGCCCTCTATGAGTCCTAGCACAAACTTTTCTTGCTTCGGTGTTAATTTAATCAATTGTTTTCACTGTATCACACGCCTTTACGTTAATTACTCTAGTTATTTAAATATAAAAAATGCCCCTACATCTTGTGCAGGAGCTACGTTCAATAAATGTGAAAGGAGGAAAATAGTTATGACTCAAAATGCAAGAATTAAACTACCCACCATATAGGCAGGTAGTAAGTGATTAATAGCGTAACATATCAATTTTTATATGTTTGTCACTTCTCAATCACATCGATGAGAACATCTAATGTGGCTATTACCCCACTTGTTAAGATAATTCTTACAAATCAATTATATAAAATTAATTCACAGTTTAAAAATAGTGTCATTTTCGTCATTTCTGTCATTTTCGTCATTTTCGTCACTGTAGTAGATAAATCTTTTCTGCCAATTCATCGCGTCGTGCTAAGAAGTTGTTCCTGTTCAATTTAGAGTTAGGCATCTTCTTGATAATTGCATCCCTGTTATAACCTTTCTTCAACAACTCTAAGAAGCAAAAGTCAACGTGTCCTAATCTCTGTTGTGATTGATTTATAAACTCAACTTCTTTTAACATCTGCGCATACCTTTTATTTGCTCTTTCAAGCCTCACAACAACATCTTCAACTTTGCTTGAGTTTTCCCCTTGTGGTTTCGGTAACGTCGCTTGTATACCATACTGTGCGATTGAATTGCTATCATATTCCGGTATTACATCAGCTAACACATTACACTTCATTTTATGTGTGCCTATCATATTAACGATTGACTCTTTGCTATACATCTATTCTGACACCTCCGCCCTAATCAAATCTGACTGATCACTCAACTTTGCGAAGTCACTCGGCGCCTCTACATCATCATTAGCCGTCATCATAATATATACTTGCTCAGTTACATACTTACCTAGCTCATACATTGCTAGCATGAATAATAGTCTTAGTATTTGTTTAATCATTTCTCACACTCCCTTATATTTTCAAACAACTTCCCCACTTTAATAATTGCATCCCTTTTAACTTGTGCCTCGTACTTCTCTTTCGCTTCTTCTTTACTCTCTGCCTCAACAACTGTAAACCTTTGATTGCTCTTAGCTTTAGTTATGTGCGTATGTTTACGTCCTGTTGAATCTTTGAATGTTGTGACTAAGTATTGCGTCACTTCTTATCACTCCTTTGAATGATTCTAAGTTTTTCTACGAATAAAAGTATTAGTACAACACTCAATGTAGCCAACATATTTTTTTGCTTTGCAAAATCTACTATAACGATTAAGACTAATAACATTCCAATTCTGCATGTAAATAAATCTAATTCTTTGTACAAAACCATATATCTGTTGAATAAATTGTTAAATATTACTATGAATACAAGTATTAGAACTAATGTAATGATGTAACTCATTTCCCCAAAACCTCCTTGACTCGATCTAAGATATCTTTACACGTATCCTTTTCCTGCGTCTGCTGTTCCATCTTGTCTTTCGTGGTTCCTTTTCATTTTCTTTTTGTATGCGTCAATGAGTTGGTCGATAGAGTATAAGTTGTAAGCAATGTCTATCGCTATAACAATTGCCAATTGGTCGGGATAAAATTCTTTAAATATTATCTGTGGTGTACTAACAACGGCATCTTGAGCAAATTCTTTATCTTTAAAATTAAACATGTTGTGAAATTCTTTATTTTTAAAACTTGATTCAATCGCTTCTTTTATCTCTTCTGATGACACTCCTACTTGATTCGCAATACTTAATCCAAACGCCAACATGTCAGCTAATTCATCTAACTGTACGTCTAACGGCTTACCTGGCTTCTTCTTCCAGTTCTTAAACGTTTCCAATGTATTAAACCATTCAAAGAATTCAACTACATATGCAATCTTGCTATCCTGTAAATTAAGTGTAGGTATTCTATCGTCGAACTCCTTTTGTATTTGTAAAAGTTCTTTTAATTGATCTACTGTTAAATTATTCATTTATTCGTTATCTCCTATCGTTTTAATTCCTCAATAAATTTAAGCACTCTATCAATATCAATCTGTTCATTTTCTGACTTGCGTTTATTCAACCAATAATCTAACTCGTACCACCAGTCGTCGTTTAAACACTTTTCTTGTAGCAATGCATCACGTTGGTCGATGATTTCAAGCATTTACTCGTCCCCCTTAATTAGATAAATTGGTTTAGTAATAAAATCTATAATGCTAATAACTGAATCATCAGACAGTTTATAATGTGTATCTCTAATATCTCCGACCAATTGCACAATCTCTAGACTTTCGTTTGTTTCATGGTTATATACTTTATCTCCTACACTAATACTCATTTTCCTGTTCCTCCTCATCAATTCCAGACAATTCATACAAAACGCTCTCCATACTTCTATCTTTTAAATCTTCTGACACGAATACATTTAAATCATGTAATTCTGTTTTTATTGTTTTTTCGTCATGATCAATGTAAATTTCTAGCGTACCATCATTTAATATGAAAATAGCTTTATCTTCATCTGCTTTGTATCCTTTTTCTTTTAATTTCTTCATCGATTCAGTAATTTTCATTTTCCTGCTCCTCCTCATATTTATAGACAGCTTGACCTGCCATAATCCCTACTGCTTCATCAAGTTCAATACCTTGTTTAACTGAATGTTGAATAGCATTTGTCATTCCCTCAAGTATTTCATCAAACGCTTGGGCTTTCTTATACACGTCTTCAATCTCTTTTAGCAATCCCTCTGTGTCATTACCGTTATACGCACTAGTACTGATCACTGATTGTTCTATTTGTTTACGGTTATTCATTTGTGTCTTCCTCCATTTGCCCTAAAAATTCGTAGAACTCATTTGTTCCGTCTAGTTCTTCCATTCGCGACAGTATAATATCTGCAGTGCTTTTACCTCCTATATAGAGAGCTCCTATCCTGTTCGCTTTGCTCTCAGGGTGTAGTTCTCTAATTTTAAAACAGTAATGTTCGTATCTTCCAAGCAATTCATTTTTGACTGTGCGCCACATGTTCTCCAGCTCTTCGTTACGTTTTCTTAACTTAGCTATATCCTCGATAAGCTCATCTCGTTGCTTCTTGTACTCATCACGTTCGTCTTTAAAAACTTTTGATTGAGCTCTAAAGTGTCTTATTGCACTTTGCTCATCAGTGATAGAGTCAACATTTTCAGCTCCATGTTTTTTCATGAAATTAATTAATTCTTCTCTTGTTGGTTGTATCATTATATTGCCTCCACTTTTTCGACTTCTATGCTTGCAGTTTCGAACGGGAGCTTTTTACGAATCAGTTTTAATACCATGTTCGTGGCTTTTTCCTCATTCGTACTTTTCACGAAATAATGTTTCTTTAATTTATAATCACATTTAGATGCAAAGAACTTGATACAAAGACATACTTTATAGGTTTGCATCATACTACCAACTCCCCATCTTTCCAAATTAATGTCATAGTTTTATCTTCGTTTAGTATATAAAACGCTCTGGAAGTACCGTCTATCAACTCTCTGATTGAATCATTTTCATATATTTCAAAACCTTCAATATCGTTTAGTTCTACTAGACAATCAAACTCAGTATCTTCAGTGACTTCCTCTGTGATTTCTACAGTAAAAATATCTTTATCTGTTACTACTTTTGTATAAAACCCATGCCCATCAGTTGAAAAATGTACTTCGCTACATTCTCCAAGCGTGCCCATTCTATCTGATTGAAACACTTTACTTTCAACTTGTTCAGGATTGTTCCATGCCCATTCCACCAGTTCGAGTAGCGTCATCTTCTTTTTTCTTTTAATCTTTGCCATTATTTCCATCTCCTCTAAAATAAAGTTGGTTGCTTCTGTTCCTCATATTCCAAATCATGTTGCTTTATATATATTTCGAGCTCTTCAGCAGTATCAAATGTCTTTTTCACGCCTTTAAACATCGTTTTATAATGTCCGTGAAAGTAATAAGTGCCATTGACTTCGTGAACATGTGCAACTTGTTCGTTATCCTGATACAGATATCTCTTAGATCCGAAAAATTGGTTTAAGTATTCTTTACATGCGCTATCGGTTTTAGGCATTTATACTTCCTGCCACTTCTTGAACATTTGGTTATAAGTGACATCGAACCAGTACGGATCACGTGAATGTTTTTGAGGTACATTAAACAAATGTGGCTTCTTTCTTCTTAGCTCAGCTTCTTTACGTCGTTGCCTAGCCATTTCACGCTCTTTGCTCTCTCGCTCCATGATTTTGGATAACACGATTTCTTTATACTCAGCTAGGCGCATGCCATAAGGTGCGTTTAAGGCTTCTAACAACGCCCAGCCACCTCGTACTCTTTTTGCAACCATTCCTGGAGTTAAACCATTCTTTTTTATCAATTCATTTTCATGTTCGGTAAATTTATATGGTTTACCGTTAATCTTTACGATACTCATTTATTCCACCTCTATATATGCATGTCTTATTTTTATGTCGTCATACTTCAATAACTCATCTGGATTTTTATCTAAACGCTCTGCTAGCATATCTTTTTCATCATCCACATCATCGAAATGATGATATTCAACTTCTGTAGGTATCCTTATATCAATCGTTGCGTTTATATATGCTTGTTGTTGCATTAAATCACTTCATTTCTCTTTTTCTTTTACGTCTGACTTTCACTAAGTCTTCATATGCTATCCATTCTTGACCTGTGTATTTAGGCGCTTTACATATCCACGTTAAATTCACATCTCTATACTGATATCTGAATATCTTCGCTTTGATGTTGGCAACTTCAGTCGCCTTACCTTTAACGTCTATAACTTCAACCAGTTTCCCTTCCTTCCACAAAGAGAAATCGGCTATATACGTAATCGGTCTTTGCTTCCCAAATTTAGGTTGTAGTTCGAATTTAGGTTGTAGTTCGATACGATCATAGTTAGTGCCGTTCATATTACTTTCTAAATATTGGTAATATTCGCACTCTACTTTGCTATCAAATACAATCCCTTTGTACTCAACTTTCTTAGCGTTGTATTTACTCACTGTGCCACCTCTAAATATCAAATATCGTTACTTGTAATCCTAGCTCTTGCTCATATAGAAGCCCGTGAGCGCCTTTGAAGCGTTTTAGGTCACTATCAGTCATAATTTTCTTTTCGTCGCTGAAATGGGCTCCTGAGAGCGAATAAACTTCATTTACGTTGTCTTTATATTTGATGACCTTAATATCTTCTGTGCCATCTTCTCGGTATAAGTAATATTTTTCTTTCGCCATTTTTAACACTCCTTAATGTGCGTTTTCTTCCAGTTGATTTCATTCATGATTTTCTCTTCAACTTTGTCGTAATCATCGAAAGGCGATAACTCGTTATTGTCTAACAATCTATTGACTGCCCAACCAGTTTCTATATAGACGTTTGCTACAATCGGGTCGTTTTGCTTTGTCTCTTCGTACATCGATTTCAATAAGCTTTTGAATTGCATGATGTTCATGTGAAAAACCTCTGCGTCTTCTTGTAATACTCAAATTCAATTATTCCGGTTTCGCCGTCTTTGTTTTTGGCTATGTTACATTCAACAATAGATTTGCCAGTGATACTGTCATCTTCGTCACGGTTATAATAATCATCACGGTAAAGTAGCATTGCTAAACTCGCATCTGCTTCTATTCCGCCTGATTCTTTCATGTCTGATAGCATTGGTCGTTTATCCTGCCTAGATTCAACACCACGATTCAGTTGTGAAAGTAGTACGATGATTGCGCCTGTCTCGTTAGCGATTATCTTTAAGTCACGTGATATCTTTTCTACTGCTACACGTCTATCAACTTTCGCATCAGTATCCATCAGTTGAAGGTAATCTATAAAAATAACTTGTTGACCGTCTGAATGCCTCATTGCTTGTGCTCGCACATCTTGCGGTGTGATATTACTTTTATCAGAAATATCAATACCTAACTTCATAATTTGATCCATTGCATTTGTTAACTTCGTTAAGTCATCCGGTGTTAAGTTCCTGATTTCTTTTATCTTGGTTAACTCAATACCTGTAATTGTTGATAACATACGTTTCAATACTGATGTGCCAGTTGTTTCAAGACTAAAGAAAGATGTTTTATATCCATTTTGTGCTATGTTCAGCATCATGTTTAATGCAAAACCTGTTTTACCCACTGAGGGACGTGCTGCGATGACGATTAATTGCGACGGCTCCAATCCCCCTATTTTGTAATCCATGAGCTTATAACCCGTCTTAATTTGCTTCTTAGGGCTATCGCTGTATAACTCATCGACAAACTCCTCAACAAACTTCTTGGTTCCGTCTTCTTTTCTGTTAGTAATTGTTTTTAAATCCTTGAGTTCATCAATCAAGTTATTAAAATTTTGGTTCGTAGGTTGTTGTTTGAACTCAGTTACCAATTCGTTTGCTTTGTTGAGCTGATAACTTTCCAATAATTCTTGTTGGTAACGTTCAAAGAAGCCGTATCCAATGAAATCAGAGTTATAAAGTTTAGTTATAGTATCTGCATCTAAAAACTCTTTATCTTTAGTTGCTTTTAAATAGATTTCTTGATGATCTATCTTTCCGACGTCCATTACATAATTGAAAAAGGTTTTAAACTTTTCGTTCGTAAACATGTAATCTTTAACTCTTATCTTTTCTAATACGTCCGGTTGTTTAAGTAGCGTAGCGATTATTGTACTTTCTATCTCAAATTGTCCGTAATTCATTCGTTATCGCCCCCAAATTCTGCCAACTTATTCATGAAGTTATCTAGCGCTATTTTTCTTTGTCTGACATATTCGGGGTCATTCTGCATTTTCCATTGGTGTGTAGCGGTTTCGTTGTCTACCGGCTCAATAGATACTTTTTTAGGTACCTTACGCATGATTGCTGGTAAGTTAGGTGGGTACGGGTTGTTACTGTTGATATATCCATCTACCGCTTTTACAGTTGGTTGATAATCTCCATTTTGACTTAATACATCAATCCACATTTCTAACTTTGGTTTATCAAAATCAATGTTGTATACGTACCTAACTTTTTTAATAATTTCTAATGCTTGTGTTTTGCTCATCGGCATTAGCCATCACTCAATTCTTTTTCCATTTGTGCAATGACATCATCAGTAGCATTTTTCCTAGGCGCTATTTTGTTTTCTGCATCTTCTTTTGTTTTAACATTCTCTTTAGCCCAGTTGTTTAAAACTTTAATTAAATAGCCACCATGTGCACTTTTGCTTTTAGTGTACGTAACACCCACTTTTACAACTTCAAAAGCGTTCGTACCTATATCATCAATAGCAAACCCTAATTGTTCCATTTGATTAGGCGTTAACTTATCATCTAAATTTGCGATAATGTATTTTATTGAAGATGAGAAGACGGCTTCTCTTTCTTCTTCTTTATTCTTATATTCTTCTTCTTTTTCTTCTTCTCTTTCTTCTTCTGTATCGTTACGTAACGTTACGGTAACGTTACCTTTTGCTTCTAGTAACTTTTTCTGTCTCTCTCGATAGCGTTGTTGTCGCAATTTATTTTTTTCTTTATGCTTAGCTTTGCTATCTAAGCTTTGATGCTTCTCCCAGTTTGTCACTTTTATGACACCATTAACTTTTTCAATCATGCCCAATGTCTCAAAAGTTTGAATTGCTAACCTTATTGAGTTAATGGGTCTATTAAATTCATTTGCTAACATTTCTTCGTTATACGGCAAGTTTTCGGATAGCATAATGTAACCTTGTTCGTTGTATTTTCCTGATAAAGTTAGCAACTTAACCCAAATAGTTATGATCGTATCTCTTTCGGGTAAAGCTTCGATATATTTGATTTTGCTGTCATCAAACATGCCAACTTTAAGTTTTATCCACGATACTTCTCCCATTGTTTTCTCCTTTCAACATTTTGTTGAGCCTCTCATCAACTTTTAGCCACGAGTCATGCAAGTGATACTTATCATCAAATGACTTAACACCTATCGCATGTTGCTGGTTGTGATGTTCGCGACATAACGCTAATACATGTTTGTCATAGTGATTCATCTTATTTCTGTTCATGCCTCTGCCGACTGTTTCATAATGTGCTAGGTCTGCGTGAGGCTTTCCGCATATAATGCAATGACGCGTAACAGTTGCCCAATAAAGATAATTTTTATCTTCTTTCATCAATTTGCTTGTTTTATAATTTAATGGAATCGCATTTGTAAAAATCCACTCAAACATCGCTTCTATAATTTGCTTAGCTATAGTTCGAGAACAATTTGATAAAGATATGCGTTCTTCATAGCCATACAGAAACTTCACATAATCTTGGAACATTTGCCTCATATAATCTCGAGGTTGTCCTGTATGAGCTTCTATATCGTTACACAATGCGAATATCAATTTGCGTTGCTTGCCAGTGATAGAATTTGGATCTACCACTGAGCAATCAACATCAATTGGCTGGTTCAAATCTAATATCTTGATAGCTTGTTCAGGTATCTCTATACCGGTAACAACTACATCATATAAACCATTGTTACTTTGTTGGTATTTGATAATTTGCGCCACTTAATCACACCCTAGAAAGGCAAATCGTCATCAGATATATCAATAGAATTATTAGTATTTTCAAACGGATTATTATTCACATTAGAGTTGTTAGAACTCTCATTGTTATCGTTTTTTTCGTTTTCTTTAATTCCAACTTTTTCATAAACTGCTGTACCTTCAAATTTCCAAAACCTTTTTAAAACCGTATTCCATTTATCTGTATAATCGTTATGTTTTCGTTCTAACTCAATATTGATTGGTTTACCTATTACATCTCGTTCAGTAAAGTTAAATTGACCATTATTGTCATTAATGCCAATTGCCTTCAAGAATGTGTATAACCAGTTTTTGGCGAAGTCGTTTGAAGTATCACCGTTTGCATAGTGAGTGAATTCGCCTTCTTCTTTATGAATAAACGTGATTGCAAATTGTGGATGTCCGTTTTTCGAATTTTTACTTTCGAAGTTTTTGATTTTTACACTGTATGATCCTGGTTGCATATAATTTCCTAATTCTTGTGCGCCTTGTAAATTTAAATTGAAGTTCATAATTAATTACCGTCCTTTTTAGTTTTTTATTAGTTTCCGTTTTGTGCCATATCTATAATTTTTGAAATTGAAGCATTTTTAATACCTGGATTATTGATTGTTATTTGCGGATTATGCCTAACTTTAGTTGTATATAAATTAGAAGGTTCTACAGAAAATACATAGTCGTGTGTCGCGTTTCCGTCCTCATCTGTATGATCTTCTATAAATGTATGTCCTATAATGTCGAACTGAGTTACTAAGTTATTGTGTATTGCCGGTTGTACTTCAATTGATATTCTAGGGTTAATAATTTTTCCGTTCTCATCTTTATCTTCTGAGTTAAGCCCTTCATGTCCTGTAAGTACAACGTGAAATCCGAGCTTATCTTTAACCTTTAATAGGTGCCTAATCGAGTTAACGATTAATTTAGATGTTTCCCCATAATCTTGTATTCTCGCTTTTTTGACTTGATGTGTATTCATTACATGAGTTAGCGTTATATCTCTTAATTTTTGAGCTGTTTCAATTACAACCACATCAAGTAACTTTCCTTTTTGTCTAGCTGTATTTACAATCGATTCAATACTCGCAATTGTGTTTCTAAAAGCAATGTAATTGTCGACTCTCTTCACAAAACCTTGTCGCGTTACTTGAGTACCATCTTCGTGAATATCGATAATAAAAGCGTTGTTTTCTCTAGTGGCTAAAGTCGTCTTGCCGGTTCCTGATTTGCCATATACCATAATTGAATAATAGTTCTGAGTATCTTCATTAATTTCCTCAATACCTAGTTCTTGTAAAATGTCTTGTTCCTCACTCATCACTTAATCACCAAACTTTCCGTTACCTTTAATTCAACGCCAGGAATATCTTTCCCAGCTTTCAAATCATCGATTAGTTGCTTAGAATTAAGTTTCGGGGCTTGTGATAGCCAATAATCCTTTGGAATAAGTTTTTCATCGATAATATTTTTACTAGCTCCGTTTTTGCGTTTAAAAATATGATTAGTAGCTGTGCGGTAACTATCTACTTCTTGTGTTTCTAACATTTCTTTTAAGTAATCTCTTAATCGATCAGTTAAATTTTGTTTTTGTTTTTTTAAATTTTGAAGTCGTTTAATCTCTTTATCTATGACATCTATGTCACCTAAAGTTTCACGTCTCCAATTGACAATGTTATCTACTTTGACATTCATTTCTGCTTGAATAGAATCTAATGTGTCTTTTAATAATGTTTGGTCTAATTCATCTTGATTAGACATCTCTTTAAATGCTTCTGATAGCTCATATAGATTAGCCATTAGTTAATCCCCCTCTACCATTTCATGACTAAGTTAATTAGTTTGTCCTGTTCATCTGTGTTATTTTCAATCCATTCGTAAATAGATTGATTTAATATGTCTAATGCTGTGTATAGATCGTTCTCATTAGTTATGTTTATGCCGTCGATAAACTTATCTTCTAAATCTAAGATATTCACCAGAATGCTGTGGTCCTTCTTCTTAACTGCTAATTTAAAATCAAATCCGTCTACATTAATTACCTTCTGACATACATCGCCTATTTCGTAATACATCTTGACTTCCTCCGTTTTTCGTTTTATATTTAACTTGAATTTTATTTCTTAAATACTTTTCTGTTACTTGTTGGCGCAAGTAGCAGTTTTTTTATTCTTCATAAAAGTATTCTTTATAGAATATGAATGTTGCGATACTTGCGAATCCTGCAATTGACCACGCTGTAGTGAAGTATAGAAACGGCATGAGTACAATCGCTAAGACTGTAAAGCACAGTACTGCTATTAAGTAGCTTTTATAAGTTTTACTCATTTGATAACTCCCTCCTGCCTTAATACTTCATGGATAATTCCGAGCTCGTACATTTTGTTAAACCAATAAGTCGCCATTTCTTCACTCATTTTTAAGCCCTCCTATATTCCATTTTCAAATTTCATTTCAATTTGCTTAATTCTGTATAAAGTAGCTTGTGACGGGAACCAATTAGCAATCATTTCAATTACATCATCGAAATGTTTTTGTCTTACGTTCGTTCTTGAACTCGCGCCAGTCATCTTTTTCACTTCTGAATTAATATCCCTGAATAATTCGCTACGTTGTTTTTGGTTTGTTATCGCATGTAGCCTTTGGATATGTGCAACTCTTTGGTTAATAGTTCTAGTTAAGAAATTGTAATCTCCCGCATCCAGTTTTTGATTTTCTTTCAAATCAATAACATCATCTTTCACGTTTTTAATTTCTTGTTTAGTTTCTTCTGTAGCTTCAAACATTAACCTCAATGCTTGCATCGGGTCGCTAGGTACTTGGTACGCTCCTGTTTTTCTTAAAGTTGGTAAAACTTCCGAAGTTACCCAACGTTTGAACCGCTTCGCATTTTCTAATTTGCTAGAAAAGATTAAACTGTATAGTCCTGATTCGTTGATGATCGTTACATTTCTGTTTTGACCTGCCGTCGCGATTTGCGACGTCAGCTTATCTTCTGCATCAACATGTTTTGACAAAGCATCTCGTCCGTTTGCATATCCTAAAATGTCAGCAACATCTTTCCCTATAAAATATGGTTCTCCATCAACTTCTAATGTCCTTACTGGTAATTCTTCAAAATTAAATGTTTGTAATTCTTGCATAATGTTTATGCTCCTTTCGTGTATAATGTTGTTATCAACCTAAGGAGGTGATAAGTATGAAACTTCTAGTTACTTTAAAGGATGGTTCAAAAAAACATGTTTCGGATTTAAAGAAAATTGTTTTTCCAGGATATGAAGGAATTGAAACTGTTACAAAAGAGGAAATCGAAACATTTTTTCTAGACCCTACTAAAACTTATGTGTTTGTTGGATCTCAAACTCTAAGTGTGGAGGCAGGGCAAATCCTTACCGTTGAATTTAGCTAACCTTTTTCAACAACTCTGCAACTGCTCGCAACAGTTCAGGGTTGTTGTTTCTTTCTAAACAGTAACTAGCATGCTTGAGTAATTTGAGTTTTAATTTATTTTTTTCTTTCGCGATTCTAAATTTTTGTAACATTTGTTATGCCTCCTTTGCATTTCCAAAAATTTAATCTAACTTAAATTCTTTTCCATCTATTAATCCATAAAAGTTATTTTTTAAATGCGGATGTCTTTCAAGCGTCATTTCAATAAAACGCGGGTCTATCATTAAGTCGTAGCCATCGTTGTATTGAATATTAACGGGTCGTCTATTACCTTCTTCGTCATAGTAGTAATAGATGACTTTTTTGTTTTGAGCTTGCATTTGCTGCGCCCTCCTGTTAAGCAGTTACGTTAGCTTCATAACCGAATTCAGTCATGATTTCATGTATTTTCAATCTGCCTTTTTGTGTCCATCTAGTTTGTAAAACTGTGTCTTCTCTACCGTCAGAGCGTACAATTGCTATAGTGTCTGATTCTGTGTAACTCTTGCCCATGTGTTCTGAGTAAAGTACCCACTGTTTATTTACTTTTCGTTGTAATCTAGCTTCGTGTAGTAGTTTGTTTAACTTTTGTGCTGATATACCGTAGTCTGCCGCGATTTGAGTTGTAGCTAATGTGCCAGTTGATTTTAAGATTTCATCAACATAATCTGCTTTGGGTTTTAGCTCTCCGATTTCTTGTTGTAAAAGTAAGTTTTGCTCTTTTTCTTTCTTATACTCAGTCAACACTGTAATGATGTAGTCTGGATCTTTTAATGTTTGTTCAATTACATTGTCTGTTGCGTAGATACCGTGTTTGCGAATAGCTGGTAGGACATCTGATGTTACCCAGCGTTTGAATTTTCTAGCGTTTTCTCTAATTTTTTCGTTTTTGCTTTGTTTAGAAGCATCGAAGATTAGATTGTATAATCCTGATTCGTTGATAATGATCATATTTCTGTTTTGACCTGATGCACTAAATTGGTGCGTCAGCTTGTCCTCGCTATCAACATGATTTCTAATGGCATTGTCTGCTCTTGCATATCCTAAAATCTCAGCAATATCTTTTCCTACAAAATAAGGTTCGTTTTCAATTTCTACTGTTCTTACTGGTAGCTCTTTAAAATTAAATGTTTGTAATGCTTGCATTTGAGTATC